ACTCTGCCTGAAACTTTTCATTGAGTGGATGAAAGGTTAATAAATGACTCAGACACTGCAATGCCGAGTTCATATAACATGTATTTCCTAAATTCGCAAGTCCTTTGTTTCCCGCATAGATTGCTTTGCTCATTTGTGTAAATGATAGGTTATGTTTTAAGTGTAGTTTTTGTTTGTGTACACACTAATCTGTACGAATGGTCAAATTTTGCGGATTAATGAAACCACTTAAATAATTTTCCTCTGTTTCTCATATATACTATGAGTGACGTTTCCGACCCTGTTGTGCAAGAAATGCTTTCTGATCCCGCACCCGCTGAAGACCCCGCGCCAGCTGAAGACCCCGCACCTGCCGAAGACCCCGCACCGGAAGACCCCGTGCCTGCGCCAGCGCCAGAAGAATCTGCGCCTACGACTCAGGAAGTGGTTCAAAATGTTCAAGAGATATTGTCATCTACTGATACTTCAACATCAGGAAATGATTTAGAAAATCGTGTGAAAGTGTTAGAAGAAAGATTAGAGAAGTTGGTTCAGATTATGAAAACAACCTTGTCGTCCAATATTGCCGACTTGTTAATAAACATTTAGTTAGAGTAAGCGAGACCACCCATACCAGACATGATACGGAGGACATTGTAGTTGACGGCATAAACCACATTAGTGCCCGTTGACGCAGATACTAACTGTGCGTTATCAATTCTAGAGAAGTTGCAAGTTCCAGACGGTTGGTGCTCTTCGGGTTTAAGTGCGAATGAATATACCCCAATTGAATCATTGAAACCGTGTAATAGTAGATCAGCCGAGCTAGTCCCTAATCCACCTGGTCCTGAATGATGTTGATATACCTGTGTTCGGCTAAAGTATTCATATTGTCTTGCCGCAAAACGATCATGACCATTTAATTTAAGCAAGAATGTCTGTCCTGAACTAGCAATTGCTACACTATCATCGGTCTGACTAGTCCTTAGTTTTGACCATATAAGTTCTTTAACGGGGTGATTAAAATTGAGGTCGGTGCTTGAAGTGCTCCAGGACTGTTCTTGAACCTGTTCAATCAAGTATTCATGCGATACCTGTGCGAATCTTCGTCTCTCATCGGTGTCAAGATAGATATAGTCAACCCATAAGTTGTTTTTACCAGCACTAGTATCCTGAGCCGCCGCCGACCCCCTGTAATTCAATATTAACTTTACTTCATGATACTGAAGCGCGATTAATGGCAAAGCAAGTCCTGGATTACGGCAAAACCAGAATTGTAATGGAACATATAAAGATTCACTAATTTTTGAATGTATGGCAGCGTCTACACCACCCATACCCGACATTCTTTGAAATTGAGTCGCTGAACCAGCCCAACCAGCGATCGCCCCATTAGTTGTTACACCGGTGGGGTTGGGTTCAGTTAATTGAGCCCAGGTTTCCATCCAATCTCCAGTTTGTTTATCAATCTTTTGACCACCAATTTCTAACTCCACGCTACTAATGAAACGGGAACCGGGATTGTTGCAATCCGTCAGTGCAGAATATTGCAATTCTATATACATTCTATGAACTAAATCACCATTGCGAGAAATGGTAGCCGTGCAACGACCGTCCGCAGCCCCCTTCGACGTTCCGTTCCAGGTCTGCTCGATAGCCTCCATGGAGAAGTTGGTGTGTCTGCGGTAGACCACCTTAAAGAAAGTGATTTGCGGGTTACCCGTAAGGTAGATATCCTGAGCGCCGTAAGCAACAAGCTGCATAAGTCCTCCTCCCATAGTATGTTATACCACCTGCTAGAAAAAAATTTAACGGAGTCTAAACCTATTAAAAAATCCGCAGATTTGTATTTGTCTGTGAATTTTCTTGGAAAATGTGTTTTATGAATTACACTCTAGTTCTTAAAACTCAATTGATTATATTTAGTTGGAGTAGGCAAGACCACCCATACCACTCATGATACGAAGGACATTGTAGTTGACAGCATAGATGTTTCCGGCATCTACTGGATCGGCCGAAAAGTTGAGTTTGGCACTGTCAATACGAGAAAAGTTGCAGGTTCCCGACGGCTGGTGTTCCTCTGGCTTGAGTGCAAATGAGTACACATTGATCTTCTTTGTCATATTCGAGGTTCTTGCATGCATGCCATCACCTGCATCAGCGACAAAAATAACGTCTCTCGTCGATTCTAATATGGGGAATGTCGCTTTCGTGTCCAGGGTAACTAACAGTGCACGGGCGACATCGTCTGTCAAATCAGTTGTGGCTGAAGTTGCTCTTAATCGGTCTGGATCAAATGCATCATTACCCGTGTCTACCTCGCTCTTATGAACAACACCATGTTGACCCTGGAGAGGGTTGGTATGGTTTGAGAACAATCCCGTGATCTTTGGAGTGAATACTACATATGTATTTGCGCTATCATCGTGTATCTCTATGTATAATTGCTGACCCACTCTCAAACTATTTGGTTTTATACAAGAATTGTCATCGAATGCGCCAACAAGAAAAGCGCTTGCTTCGGTAGTTGCATTTGCAAATGTAGAAGCATTCGCTGGATTATTGCTAGCTATACTGCGCGGTTCCGCGGATCCACCAATTGTGACCAGTGTCAAATCACCTGCACCTATTGCAATTGAATCTAATCCCTTGTTATCTGTGTGAACACCGGGTACAGAACCATGCAATGAATTACTCTCGGCACCTTGCAATAATGAATGTGAAGCCGGTAAATTGTTTTGAGGGACAGCTGTGTGGTAATCATAGGGTTGACGAAGCTGAAAGTATTCTTCTTCTTGGGCTGCAAAGCGATCGTGACCGTTCAGAGTCAGCTTTGCCGTTCCATAAGCATTCGCACTGGCAGAAACCCAGATTAATTCTTTCACGGGATGATTGAAGTTAAGCTTTTTGTCGCCTGCACCTGTCGTGTATGTGTCTTTTTGTAGCTGTTCAATCAAGTATTCGTGCGAAACTTGGGCAAATCGTCTGCGCTCATCTGTGTCAAGATAGATGTAATCCGCCCAAACCTGACACGTGGATGCCGATGGCGCCGCAACCCCCTTTGAGACCTGTGCGGCTGTTCCCCAAGTAAACTTGAGCTTGACCTCGTGATATTGAAGAGCAATCAAAGGAAGTGCTAATCCAGGGTTTCGGCAAAACCAAAACTTCAATGGAATCTGAACATAGCCGACACCAGCTTGGGTAGCGCTGGCTCCCGATGCATGTTTCGCGTCTTCTGCATCACATTTCATGAGTTTCAGGGCAGTTGCTTTGCTATCCGGGGTCGTAAGCTCATCCCAGACACGATGCCATTCTGCATACTGACGGTCAATTAACTGTCCACCGATTTCCAGATCAACTTGTTGCACGATCGCATCACCTGTTGTGATATTAGCTGAAGAAGATGTCACATACACCTTGTACACAAGGTCACCATTGCGAGACACAGTGACGGTGCCACTTCCACCCGCGGTAGTATTGGCTCCCTGGATCGTTTGCTGAATGCATTCCATCGAGAAGTTGGTATGTCTGCGGTAGACCACCTTGAAGAACGTAATTTGAGGATTACCCGTAAGGTAGATATCCTGAGCACCGTAGGCTACAAGCTGCATAAGACCTCCTCCCATTGTATGTTATACCACCTGCTAGAAAAAAATTTCAGATATAACAAACTTGTTAAAAAACCCGCGCCAATCGCGTCATATCAACAGAATACTCTCTTTACAAGATTACAAGATTACAAGATTACAAGGTTACAAGACAAAGCTCACTAACAACACGAGCATCAATGCCTCATGAAATCGTAAGGGACGGAATCGTTCAGTAGAACCTCCGCTATTCTCTACCAGACGAGGCCACACAGCATTGTACGTGTATTGCACCACATATGTCTTTAACAACAAAAAGATGACTGCAAATGCTAGCATCATCCACGTATCACCTAGATAATCTTTCATCAACTTTTTGGATACCGATTTCATTGCACCTCCTAGCATTGTTTATACCTCATTGTTGGATTTTAATTTTTGTAAAATCTCTGCGAATATTTCTTCTGTCTTTTTCGCATCCATCTTCAAGTCCAGTACTTGTTTGACCGGGTTCATAATTTGATTGGTGATATAAAAGGCATAATCCAGTCGTTT